GAGGGTTCTGTAATGAGACACTTCGAAGCGATGTGTCATGAATTAGGTTTGGTTGGTTGGACAGCCACACAAGGTAATAGATCTTCAATATCATCTGAAGTTGTAACAACGGATCAGATGGGTGGATCTATTAAGAAAGCCCAAGTCGGTCACGTAATCATCTCGGTGGCCAAAACACTCCAACAAAAAGAATTAAACTTGGCTACAATAGCTATTACAAAATCACGTATCGGTAAAGATGGTGTTGTGTTCGAGAACTGTAAGTTCAACAACGAATTACTTGAAATTGATACTGAAACGTCTGTAACATTCTTAGGGTTCGAAGAGCAACAAGAACAAAAGAAAAGTGACAGAGTCAAAGAACTATTGGAGAAAAGAAAACAAAGAGAACAACAAACAAAACAAGGGATTTAAATATCCTCTTGTTTGAAAAAAAATTTAAAAAAAACAAAGATTTTTTTATTGAAAACTTGGGCGTAAGGTCTGCGGACCTATATTTATCATTTAAAATCCCCGATTTTTTAATAAATTTAAAAGTAAAAAAAAATTACAAAAACATGGACATTTCAAATCGAATTCTATCGGACATTACAGTATACATGAAGTATGCGAAGTATATCCCAGAATTGAAAAGAAGAGAGACTTGGCAAGAGCTCGTAACAAGAAACATGGAAATGCATATCAAAAAATTTCCACAATTAGAACAAGAAATCCGTGAGAACTACATGTATGTTTACAAGAAACAAGTTCTCCCTTCAATGAGATCAATGCAATTCGCAGGAAAGCCAATTGAAATATCACCTAACAGAATTTACAACTGTGCGTTTGCACCTGTGGATGATTGGAGAGTATTCTCTGAAATCATGTTCCTTCTATTAGGTGGAACAGGGGTTGGTTATTCAGTTCAAAAACATCACGTTGATGTTCTTCCTGAAATCAGAAAACCAAACAAAGAGAGAGGTAGAAGATGGTTAGTTGCGGATTCTATTGAAGGATGGGCAGATGCCGTTAAAGTATTGGTTAAGTCTTATTTCTTTGGTGGTTCAAAGATTGAATTTGATTTCTCAGACATCAGACCTAAAGGAGCACGTCTTGTGACTTCAGGTGGTAAAGCACCGGGTCCTCAACCACTAAAAGAGTGTCTTATCAAATTGGAAGGAATCCTTGATTCAAAAAATGATGGGGATAAATTAAGACCAATTGAAGTTCATGATATGGTATGTCATATTGCAGATGCAGTATTGGCGGGTGGTATCAGAAGAGCGGCACTTATTTCATTATTCTCAGCATCAGATGATGAGATGATTGGATGTAAGAGTGGAGCTTGGTGGGAAACAAATCCACAAAGAGGTAGAGCGAATAACTCTGTAACTCTCATAAGACATAAGATTGATAAAGAATACTTTATGGATCTATGGAAAAGAATTGAGGCGAGTGGATCAGGCGAACCTGGTATCTACTTATCAAACGATAAAGATTGGGGAACAAACCCTTGTTGTGAAATTGCACTTAGACCATTCCAATTCTGTAACCTTACAGAAGTGAACGTATCTAACGTTGTATCACAAGAAGACTACGAATCAAGAGTAAAGGCGGCGGCGTTCATCGGAACACTTCAAGCAGGATACACTGACTTCCACTATCTAAGACCAGTATGGCAAAGAACGACTGAGAAAGATGCATTAGTTGGAATCTCAATGACAGGTATCGGATCAGGTGCTGTTCTTGGATTAAACATGAAGGCAGCTGCTAAGGTTGTTAAAGAAGAAAACGAAAGAGTTGCGAGTATATTAGAAATCAACAAAGCGGCAAGATGTACTACGGTTAAACCAGCAGGAACTACATCATTAACTCTTGGTACATCATCGGGCATTCACGCTTGGCATAATGAATATTATATCAGAAGAGTTAGAGTAGGTAAGAATGAATCAATATATGCTTACTTAAAAGAAAATCATCCTGAATTAGTTGAAGATGAATACTTTAGACCACATGACACAGCTGTTATCGGTATTCCACAAAGAGCTCCTGAAGGATCAATACTTAGAAACGAATCTCCAATTCAATTATTAGAGAGAGTAAAAAAAGTACATCTCGAGTGGGTTAAAGGTGGACACAGAACAGGAAGTAACACTCACAACGTATCTGCTACAATATCAATCAGAGAACACGAGTGGCCAGCAGTTGGAGAGTGGATGTGGGAAAACAGAGACCATTACAATGGGCTTTCAGTTTTACCTTACGATGGAGGAACTTATATTCAAGCACCATTCGAAGATTGTACAGAAGAAAAATATGAAGAGTTGATGGAAACTCTTAAAGACGTTGACCTTTCAAAAATTGTAGAGATTGACGATAACACAGATCTATCAGGTGAAGTTGCTTGTGCTGGTGGAGCTTGTGAAATAGTAATGGCGTAATGGAAAATACAAATAACGTAAATCAAGGGGAGAAGCCAAAACTTCTCCCTTCTGATTTTTATGAAGAAAACGGAAGAAAAGTTATGACCGAACAATATCATATTCGTAGAGGGTATTGTTGTGGTAATGGTTGTAGACATTGTCCTTATATTCCTAAGGCGGTAAAAGGAAATACTACTTTAATTGAAAAATAATCCAAGTATATTTATAACATATGGGTGACGGTACAACATATGGTATAAATTTTCCATTTAGAAATTCTTTAACAGGAGACTATTTGGAATTGACTAATACTGCAAACCAAGAAATCAGAGCGGATTTAATTAATCTTCTTTTAACAAGAAAGGGGTCAAGATATTTCTTACCTGACTTTGGAACAAGATTATATGAATTCATATTTGAACCAATGGATGGTTTAACATTTGATGCTATCGAATCTGATATAAGAGCAAACGTAGAAAAATATATTCCAAATCTTTTGTTAGATAAAATAACAATTGAACCACTAGACCCAACAGAGGAAGCAACTGACGAATTTGCTTCTGTCGATCAACCCTCACCTGTTTATAGATATCCAGGGAAAGGAACTGCAGAATACACTGCAAAAGTAAAAATTGAATATTCTGTTCAAGATAGTACTTTCGCGACAAGTGATTTTGTAATAATCAATATTTAAGATAAATGGCTAATCGTAAGATATCATATACAACCAGAGACTTCGAGGGAATAAGATCCGAACTTATACAGTACGTTCGTACTTACTATCCTGAACTAATTCAAAACTTCAACGACGCTTCGGTGTTCTCAGTATTTTTGGATTTAAATGCTGCGGTGGCCGACAACTTACATTATCACATTGATAGAAGTATACAGGAAACTGTGTTACAATACGCACAACAAAGATCTTCTGTCTACAACATTGCCAGAACATACGGATTGAAACTACCAGGACAAAGACCATCCGTAGCTCTTGTTGATTTTTCAATAACAGTTCCAGCCTTTGGAGATAAAGAAGATGAAAGATATTTGGGACAACTTAGAAGAGGTTCTCAAGTTTTAGGTGCAGGACAAGTTTTTGAAAACGTTGAAGATATTGATTTTGCTTCACCATATAATTCACAAGGATTTCCAAATAGATTAAAGGTGCCAAACTTCGATTCAAGTAATCGATTGGTAAACTATACAATTACAAAGAGAGAGGTTGTTGTTAATGGATTAACTAAAGTTTTCAAAAGAGTTATAAGTCCAAGTGATGTAAGACCATTCTTAGAAATATTCCTACCTGAAAAAAACGTTTTAGGTGTTACAAGTGTTTTATTAAAAGATGGTACAAGTTACACAACAGTACCAACGGTTAATGAATTCTTAGGATTACAAAACAGATGGTATGAAGTTGACGCTTTAGCTGAAGATAGAATATTCATTGAAGACCCAACAAAAGTATCGGATCAGCCAGGTATTAAAGTAGGTAGATATATTCAAACACAAGATAGATTCATTACTGAATATACACCTGAAGGATTTTTGAAAATGACTTTTGGTGGAGGAACAAACACATCACAAGATGCTTTAGACCAATTCACAACC